GATACTTCATCTTTGGATATGTCTTTTGTGGTTATTTCAGTAATTATGTCAGCTTCAAAAGCCGTATTTACTCTTGGAGCGCCTTCTCCGTTTAGAAGAAGATTCCCTTTGATTCGATACATAGCAGGTCATTGTAATTGGATATTTAAAGGTGCTGAATGTGCTTATTCAGGCAGTTCTGCTACTTGTAATAAAACATTTGAGTATTGTACTACATTAGGTAATACTAAAAGATTTGGCGGATTTCCAGGATTGAAAAGTAATGCTATTAGATTTGCTTAATAAACAATTTGAATATGGAGCTAGAGGACCTAATACTTTTGATTGTTATGGTTTATTGATGGAGGTTTATAGGAGAAGAGGAATTATTTTAGAGGATCTTATCTCTCCTGATAATAAAGGTTTGATAAATGCTGTAGTAGAAGAAAAGAAAATTGATTGGATACAGATTGACAAGCCAGAACCTTTTTGTGCTGTAACGTTTAAGGTTAAAGGGTTATATTCTACTCATATCGGGGTAATTTTACCTGATCTAAATAGTTTTATTCATTGTATTGAAAAGAAGCAAGTGGCTATAGAGAAACTTAATCATCTACTTTGGAAGAATAGAATAAGCGGGTTTTATAAATATGCTTCAGATAGTTAAAGTAAATGATCCTTTGAATAGAAGAAATAAGGAAACTCGATCAATTCCTATGAGAGGACAATCTGTTAAGGAATTGAGAGATGAACTTATTCCTAGAGATGTAAATATAGTTACTTCTTTAAATGGGAAAATATTGCCCAATGATTCTCTTGATCTTTATAAAGTGAGAGATAAAGATTGTATAACCTTTGTTCCTGTATTCGGTAGTAGTAATAATGATTGGAACATGGTATTGAAATTGGTTGTAGCGGTTGTAGCTATAGTAGTAATGGCTTATTCTGGTCAATGGTGGGGTGTGGGACCTTTGGCTGCTGCGTTAATAGGTATGGGTATTAGTATAGTTGGTAATTTTTTAGTTGATATGTTATTGCCTATAGAATACAAATTACCTTCTATCGGAGGGTTTAATATTGGTCCCCCTAAACCTATTAGTTATACTCCCCCTTCTGCACCAGGGGGCTATGGCAGTTCTATGGGGGGAGTTGGAGAAGGTTATGATACTTCTCAAGTTTTTTCTTGGAGTCCTCAGACTACTCAACAAGAGGGAGGAATGATTCCTAGATTTTATGGATATAGCAAAGTACATGGTAATATCATATCAGGTAATATAGAAAGTCAGCCAGGTGCGGCAGGGGTAGCTGCCCAGAGAGTGTTTACTACTTATTGTGGTGAGGGAGGAGGTCCGAGAGAAGAAGAAACTGAATATTATAGGCTCAATACAGTAAGAAGTGAAGCTTTAGCTAATTATGAGAATAAGAAAGCCATATCTGATGCAGCCTACAAAGCTTATTTCGATAGTTATTCATATGATCCTTATAGTATGTCAGGGGGCGGGTTTAATGAGGTACTCCGGAACATTTGGCAACTTGCTTTAGTTGAAACAAATGCGGCTCTTCTTGCGTTAAATGCAGCTACATCTAATTATAATGCCGCTGGTTATATCTTAAATGTAGTGGGCGGGTATCCTGCACGGATAGAAGAATGTGAGACAGTTTCAGAATTGGTAGGGGGATACCCAGGAACTCCTGACTCCAATTATTTGAATGTTTTGATTCATTTAGGATTAGGTCCTATATATGGTATAAGTGATATAAAGATAAATGATCAAGATTATACCAAGTATGATAATATAATTGTGGAAGATGTTTTAGGTAGCATGGATCAACCTATGATTGAGAATTTCAATGATACTAAAGTTGAATATTCTATGTCTATTCAAGTTGAAGGAGGTAGTTCTTATACTTATACTACACAAGGGGATTATTTTGATGCTTTGGAAGTAAAGATTATATTCCCTAGAGGGTTATTTTCAGTTGATAATGATTATGGAGATATGAATTATCATTCTGTAGGGTTTCAAGTTGATGCTAGGAAAGTAGGGGATACTACTTGGGTTAGTTATGCAAGTGGTAGTTATACAGATTGTAAATCTATGGCTATAACTAAAGTTGTGAAATTTTCTGTTCCTAGCAAAGGTCAATATCAGATAAAAATATCGAAAACCTCCGCAGAACAAACCAGTTCTAAATATGGGGATGTTATGTATGTGTCCTCAATATCAGAAATAATTTATGATGATTTTCAATATCCAAGACAAGTATTAGTAGGAGTTAAGGCTTTAGCAACTGGACAAATATCAGGATCATTTGATTTTTCGTGTATAGTGCAGGGAGCATTGATCAGGGTTTATGATGGAATAAGTTGGGCAGTAATTTTCTCCAACAACCCTGCTTGGGTAGCTTATGATATTTTAACTCAGCCTGTTTTTGATAACGATTTGAATGTGATCAGATATGATGGATTTGATCCTGTATACATAGATACTGATGCCTTTTATGAATGGGCTCTTTATTGTGATACTCCTGTTCCGGATGGTAAGGGGGGTACTGAAAGTAGATTCACTTTTAACGGAGGGTTTGATGCCTTAACTACAATGTGGGATGCAGTCATGAAGGTCTGTGAAATGAGTAGGGCCATGATTGTAGCTACAGGTACTAAATATTCTGTTTTTGTTGATAAACCTACAAATCCTTCCCAGTTATTTTCCGTAGCCAATATTTACATGGATACTTTTCAAGAGGTATTCCTACCTATGGAAGATAGAACATCAGAATTGGAAGTGGAATACCTCAATTCCGAAAATGATTACCAAAGGGAAACCTTTAATGTTTATAATGATGAGATAGGTAATGATAGCAATAAAGTTTTATTACAACTTATAGGAATAACCAAACAATCGGAAGCTTACAGAATAGCCAAATTAAGGTTACTTTACAATCAACACTTAACCAGGGCAATAACTTTTGATGTTGATGTAGATGCCATAGCTTGTACTGTTGGTGATGTGGTACTAGTTCAACATGATGTACCTCAATGGGGTTATGGGGGTAGAATAATAAGTGCTACCACTTCTACTGTGACTTTAGATCAAGAAGTAACCATGACTTATGATACTTATTATTCTATATTGATTAGGTTATATGATAATACTGTAGTAGAAAGGCAAGTTCTTACAGAGCCGGGTACTACAAGTGTTTTGACACTTACCTCACCTTTTACTACACTTCCTCAAAAGTATGATCCTTTTGCATTTGGGGAAACTGATACTGAAGCAAAACCTTTTAGAGTTGTAGGTATAACAAAGTCACAAGATTTTAAATGTACCATATCTGGCATAGAATACAATCACTCCCTTTATTCTGTAGATGATGAAACTCCAGTAATTACTACCTTAGAATATTCAACATTAGATCCTCTTCCTGATGTAGAAAATATAAAATTAGATGAATTGATTATAAAAAGTTCGGATGGCACATTAGTAGATTGTATTGATGTCTATTATTCAGTACCCGAAAATAGTTTTTTCGACCATGTTGAAATATGGTACAGACAATCTTCTCCATTTTATACTACTGATATAGCCGATGTTAGCAACCCTATTTTTGCAGGTACGGATAAAAGTGGTAGATTCAGAATAAGGGGTGTACAAACAGGATGGAATTATATTATTTCCATTGTGACTGTAAATGTTTTAAACAAGAAAACGGCTTTAACTGATGCCCCTTGGTCTGAAATTTTAACTCAAGGTAAATTAGATCCGCCTTCTAATGTTACAGGATTTGCGGCTATTCAAGATGGACAATTTGTTAGTTTTAAATGGACACATATTGAGGACGGTGATTTATGGGGGTATGAAATAAGAAAAGGAGCTAGTTGGGAAACATCTACAATTTTAGTTACAGGGATTTCCAAGGATAAGTGGACTTGGAAAGCCGAAATGGATGGTACTTTTCGTTTTCTAATCAAAGCTATTGATTCCTCAAATCTTTATTCCAGTACTGCTGCTAGTGCTGATTTAACTTTAAGTGGAATAGATGATTCCATTAATATTATAGTTGTTCAAGATGAAATAACTAAATTAGGAGGTCCTGATGGAACTTTTACCCATATGTCTTACAGTGGAGAAATTCCTGCTGTTGTTGTTCAGTATGGTTATACAGACTGGGCTTCTTATTTATCTAATGGTGTTGACTTTGAGCAAGAGGGAACTATAGGAATAAGATTATCCAACGTTTTTGATGCTTCGGATCCTAGTGCTACAGATTTAAGTTATCCGGATAGAACAGATTTAACTTATCCCTCAGATACGGATGATCATGTTACTATGATACCCGAAACTAAAATGTATTACCAATACAGTAGTGATGATATTACTTATTCTGCCTCTGGAGAATATTTCGGGATAGATCAAGAAGTCTTCCGTTATCTAAAAGCTGAGTTTAGAGTTAAACTGCCTACTTCTACAGGTTTATTTGAATTACAGCATTTTTATATAGCTGGTGATGTTCCTGATGTAGAGTTTGAATTAAATAATTTTCATGTGTCTGGAGAGACAGGAACAGATGTAATTTTAGCTAATTATGGATACAATCTGCGTGTAGCTCCTGTTGTTCAAGCTACCATAAAAGGTGCAACTAAAGCAATAGTTCCTATTGTTTCGGGTGAAAGCAAAACGGGGTTTCATATTGATTTGCTTGATATTTCTGATACTAAAATTTCTGGGGAAGTTAATTTAAAGATCACAGGATATTAATATGTCTTGGCAATTCGGATCATTTGATTGGTTTTGGGATCAAGCTAATAAGAGAATGGGTGTTAATAGGAATAACCCATCTTATACTTTGGATGTTAATGGTATTATTAATGGTACTAATTTTTATAAAAGTGGATCTATTTTTGTTCCTAACAATTACATCATAGGTCTTGAATATTCCCACGCTGCTGATAGTGATCATGACATCACATTAGCAACAGGAACTTGTACAGATAGTACAAATACTTATGTAATGACCCTATCTTCTTCCTTAACCAAAAAACTTGATGTAAGTCCTTGGGCTGCAGGAACTAATCAAGGGGGATTATTTAGCGGTTCAATAGCTGCCAACACTATTTATTATTTACATCTGATTAGAGGAACTAGCAGTGGTAATATTGATGTAGGATTCGATACTTCTATAACTGCTGCTAATATTCCCGCTGGTTATTCCTCTTATAGATTGGTAGCAACATTCATAACGGATGCCAGTTCTAATATTGTTCAAACCATACCTTTAATAAGGGGGAATATAATACAACAATGGTTCAAAACTGCATATGTTGTCATAGCTACTGGACTAACTGCTACTACCTATACAAGTCAAACACTTACTTATGTACCTACTGGGCTTTCCCAACTAGAGGCTTGGTTAACCGGAATAAATATTACCGATAATCCCTCTATAAAGGTTTCTTTAGATGGGGTGAACGATCTTGCCTATTTACCAGGGGGGTATTCAGAGGAACTTTATTATACTGTAGGAAGATTTCTTCCACTTGGGGGAGTTACATCAATTTATTATCGTAGAGGGGCAGGAACTGGAAGTTACACACTTGCTTATAGAGGAATAAGATATTGGAGATAATACATGCAGGGAGCTTATAGAGCAAGTAATTTAGAATCTTTGTCATCCATCAATAAGACTGTTTTAGATGTTGATGAAATTGCAGTGGAATTTACTCCTACAATGGGTGTAGATATTGAATTTTATAGAATAGTAGGAGGGGTTGTTCAAGGAAAAACTCAATCTGAAGTGGATATTATAATAGCTGCTAGGATTGCCGCAATAAATACTGCTGAAACTTCTTATAGGGATGCTGAAGTTAAAATAAAAAACATCCCAGGTTGGGCTACTTGGACAGAAAGTGATTTGGACAATTGGGTAACAGCTAATGTTCCCAATGTTACTGACCTTCCTAGTGCTAAAAATGCGATAGATGGTTTAAGGGTAATGGTGAAAGCTATGGGAAGAGCTATAATTTATTTAAGAGATTATGTAGGAATAACGAGGTGATAAAATGGCACAAAATTATGATGATACTTTACCGGAGAGTGGAGTAACTAAGTTTTCAGAGCTTTATGCTATAATAAGGAACCATGCTGAAGTATTAAGAAGTTCTTTCTCAGGCACTTCTTTTCCTACTGATCCTGCTCCAATAGCGGGTCAACCTTGTTGGAGAACTGATTTAGGACTCTGGTACGTTTATACTGGAACTGAATGGATAGAAAATCTTATAGCCAATTCGGGAATAGGACTTGAAATTACTAATGCTAGAGGGACCAAGCCAACATTAGATGAGAGATTAGATGTGTCTATGAATGAAGATGGGACCTTGAAAGCCTCTCCCTCTTTGAATCCTTCTCAGTGGCACAACCCATCTCTTACCCAAACTTATGTCTCTTCCACCTCTTTTACTGCTGTAGGTTGTCATACTGATATTTACCTAAGAGATCGAAGATTGAAGTGTGTCATAGCGGCAGGTAATGTTTATTCTGAAGTAGTTTCTTCTTCTTATAGTTCTGGTACAGGACTGACCACAGTGGTTATAAAAGATGCTGTACTTACTTCTCCGTTGACTAGGATAGAGCATAGTATCTTTTCCCCACGATATAGTAATTTTGCTGATGGTGCTATGAGTTATAGAATGACAGGTATTCAACAACTTGTTGTGGAAGCAAAAACAGACAATTATACAGTAACCTTAAATGATTTTGGCAAAACATTTGTAATGAATACAACCACTTCTAAAACTTTTAGTCTACCTTCAGTTGCTTCAGGAGAGATAGGCAGTTGGGTAGAATTTGTTAAGATACCTAGTGGAGAAATTCATATTGATGCTGCTGATTCAGATACCATTGAAGATAGTTCTGCAGGGGGTGAAATTTATTGTAGTGGTGAACTAGGTCCTGCTTCTTTAAAATTGAAATTAGTAACTGCTACATGGTGGAAGATTGAATCAGGTGTGGGTCCTTGGCAGACCACATAAGGAGGATGAGATGTCAAAATTTGTTTTCGGGTCAATGAGAGGATTAGTTGAGAAGGAAACTTTTGCTTATGATGAAGAGTTGAATAATGGTAATAGTGGCTCTGCTAAAACGATAAATTGGAAGTTAGGAAATAGACAGAGGATAACATTAACTGGAGCACCTTGTGTTTTTACTTTTACAAATCCACTTTCACCAGCAGTATTGACCTTAAAATTAATACAAGGTTCGGGGGGAAGTAAAACTGTAACTTGGCCTAGTTCGGTCAAGTGGGTAGGTAGAACTGCTCCAACTTTGACTACTACTGCTGCCTATATTGATATTGTTGGTATGTATTTTGATGGCACAAATTATTATGCTACTGCTTCTTTAAATTTTGGATAACTAAAATGGCTCTAAAAAGTTGTGTATGTGACTTAGTTTGTTATTCTCAATCCTGTCAATGTAATGCAACTAGTTATGGTTATTCTGCCTGTAGTTGTAATAGTACCTGTTATGGAGAAAGTTGTTCTTGTAATAGTACCTGTTATGGAGAAAGTTGTTCTTGTTATGCTAATTGTTATGATTATGTTGCCTCTAGTTGTGGCTGTTATGCTACTTGTTATGTAGATGTAAAAG